CCGGTAAACGTCCGGCTGCCGGTCTTATCTTTCCGGCCTGTCACCTCCAGTTGCTGTCGAACCGTCAGCTTCAATGCTGGAATCCGGTGCGCCGCTGTAATCGTCGGAACCTGTCCGTACGCGCTCTCTAGCGCTGTGTAGAACCGGTTTGCGTTGGATGAAATATAAGACGCCATATTAGCTTCTGCTTACTCCGATCTCAAAGGTGATCTTCGCCACTTGCTGGAAGTTCCTTCCGCCGTGCTTTACTGGTCCGAACACCGCTTGGTACTGGCCGCAGTAAAACAGGCCGCTGCCCCAATCTCCGCGGTTTGCGTTCAGGACTTGCATAACTGCATCCGCGTAATTCTCCAGAGCGTCTTGCAGCCCGTCCAGACGATCCTGCGAATGGCGCAATTCCACCGTTGTCTGCACGTTCCCGGAGAAGCTGCGGAACTTCTCCGCTAAAGTGTTGATGATCTTCTCGCAGTACACATTGACCGCCGGATATTGCATGGTGTTGCTTTGATCCGCAATCTCCGGCGCCACGTTCTGCGCCCGCACCTGGGCGTTGTTCAACGGAAACAGGGGTTGGCCGTTATCCTGCACCGCTGCTGCCAGGTATGAATTCACCCCGCTTGTCCCAGTGAGAATCTGGATCACTTGCCCCGTGATCAGGCTGCCGATAGTAGTCGTCATTAGCCCCTCAGAATGATGCGTGGCATAGGCATCAGGCAGTCTGGCGATTGCCCCCAGCCCGGCTCGCTGCCGCCGCTCGCCATCGCATTCGGCTGCAGCCATGTCTCCGAGACCGCGATCGGTGATTCGTTCTGCCGTGTCAGAGCCCCCGGGTCGCTGCCCGCATAAACGTTCCACCCGGTCGCAGACGCCGGGCCCATGGCCGGTTCTACCAAAAACGTACTCGCCGTGGTCGTTATCGTCGTAGGCGCCGACGGCGCGCCCCTTTCGCCTTTAGCGTTCAGCCAGGTCATGGATATGTAGTAAGTGCTATTCGCCAAATTGCCTGCAGCACTTACAACCTGAGGCGTTCTCGCCCGCGCAACCGGAGACCATGTGATTCCGAGCCCGAGCACCAGGAGCCGCTCGTACGCCCATTTTGCCCGCTCGTGAAACTGGTCCCGGTTTGCGGCGTAGCGGGCGTTCAATTGGCTCGAATAGGCGTCGCCATACACCATCTCCAGCGCCCGAAACGTCAGCCATAGCTTCAGCAGCGGTGTCACCACCACGTTCCCGATCTGAGGCTGTGCCGTCAGCCAAAACGCCTGATCGGCGCGCCGCGACCCATTCAGTAGCGTCGTGATCTCGATCGCTAGTTCTTCTTGCGCCAGGGCCAGCTTCTGCGTGACATTTATCCCTTCCACGCTTGCCACATTTGCCAGTTGGGTATCCTGCGCCGTCAGGTCTTCAATGCCTGAGGCAAGCCCATCCGTGAACAGAGCCATATCGCCTGCCTAGTCCTTTACCGCCTTAGCTCCGCTCTTCAGCTTCTTCATGTCGTCGGTCAGTCTCTTCAGTTCGTCTGAGGGAACCATCGTCACTTCCAGCTTCGCTGCCACCGAAGCGTCATTAACTGCCTTACACGCTGCTTCCTGTGCTTGCAGAAAGGCCGTGGCCTCCGCCGCTGGCGCGAGCTCCGCCGAACCCTCTACGATCATTTTCGCCGCCAGGTGCCGCCGCACTTCCACCAGCACCCCCTTCTTGCCCCCATCGTCCGTCGGCAAACTGCTCATCACTGCGTACGGAGTCGCGATCGTTGCTTCTGTCGCGCGAATCCTCTGGTAATATGTCTTTACGTCCATTCCATTCTCCTTACTCTCTCTTACTCAACGTGGCGAATCCGAGCCGCCCCTTTGCGAAGCCAGCTCTTGAGGAGCCGCGACCGCAAGGGAGCGGTCCGAATTCCGCAACTCTCCGGTGAGTATTTCTTGGCCCGCTTAGCCGCCCTACGTATTCACCTGCACGCCCGACGTATTCCGCAGAATGCCGCAGCCGTACAGGATATCTACCGTGAACTGTTGTGCCAGCGTATCCGGCTGGTAGCTCATCACCACCCGCATCCCAAAATTGCCCAACTCGGCATACTCCGCGATCGCGCCCGTGCCAGGCAAAGGCTGGGGCAACCGACGGATCACCAGCCCGAGTGCGTCCCGTGTGAACGCCAGATTGTGCGTCGTCACTGGGCCGCTCCCCGTGTACTGCACGAACTGCGAACGGAACACGAAAAAGTCCTTAATCTTACCGACCGTCCCGTCGATCAGCGCCTTCAGGCCCGCGTCACCTGCGGTCTGAAACTCACTGAAGCGGGGAATCTGCCGCCATGCCGAATAAGTTGCCGCGTCCACCACCATATACTTCTCAGCGCTCGGCGGAACCTTGGCCAGGAACAGCGCGGTTTCCGCCGAGTCGATCACGGTTTCCGTGATCGCGGTCCCGGGTGTGCCCACGGGAGTATTAGCCGTGAATCCCGCGTACAGGTTCAGCAGATCCGTCTCCACTTTTTGTGCGATCGCGGCCACCGCCGGTTGCATATAGATGTTCAATAGGTCCGGTACCGCCAGCACTTTCGTCACATCTGGAATCTGGAAGGTAGCTTCCGCGTGCGTGTTCAGTACGATCTGGGCGTTTCCCAGATTCGGGTTTTGTGTTTGCACCGTCCCACCCTCGAGGATGTTGTTCGCCTGCATCACAGGGGGAATCGGCACGTTGATCGTATCGCCCGCGTGTGCCAGCGCTGGCTCATAATCGCGATTCACCAGGTTCCCCATGATGAGGTTCCCGATCAGCACCGGCAATGCGTCCGCCGCCACCAGCTTGACAATCGCATTGGCGACATTTGCTGAAGTAATTGCTGCCATGTTTTCTCCTTGTTCCTTTCTTCTTGCCGGCTACTCGTCTAGCCGGAACTTGTCTACAGCCCCCGAAGGGTCTGCGACGCCACGCGTACGATTTCCTCTCGTACCCGCTGCATCTCCTCCGCGCTCATGCCCGGTCGGATCTGTTCGATGCTCACCGCGTCTCGCCCTGCGTTCGGGGCCTTGTGTGTAGCCGTCATGCCGGTTCCCCCCGAAATTCGCGCCGGCAGAAATTCCGGATTTTCATTCACGAAGTTCGTGAGGTACTCCTTCACCGGTACTTCACCGCTCTCGCCGCGCGCCACCAGCCGGCCATCCTCCGTGCGTGCAATTCCGTCTTGCACGGCCTTGTACGCCAGGTCCACCTTCGCGATACCCAGCCGTTGCAGTTCGGCCCTGATGGCGGAACTGCGCTCCGCCTCTTCGGCCGCCTTCCGGCTCCGTTGGTTTTCCGCTACCAGTTCGTTCATCCGGCGTTCCAACTGCTCCCGCCGTTTGCGCTCTTCTACCAACTCTGTTTTGTACGCCGGTTCGCTTCGAGCCTTTTCGGTGTTGGTAAACTCCTGCACCGCCTGCCGTACAATCGCTTGTATGTCGATTCCTTCCATATGTCTCCTTGGGACCACTTATTGCCCGTTTTCGATCTCCTCCGTCACCATGTTTTTGATTTCCTGCCGGGCGTCGCTCAGGTACTTCAGAGCCAGCCTCTTGAACACCTCCTTCTTCAACGTCTTCGATTCGATCCCAAGGCCGAGTAACTTCTGAGCGTCGTCTAACTCCATTCCTAAGTCATTGATGTCGAACTCATCCATCCCCGAAACATCAATCGTTACTCCATCCTGTCTCGCCGCCGCAATTGCCCACAGCGTCTGCCTCATGGCGTCCTTCACCGTGTTGCCGTACGCCCGCAACACTTCTTCGGTAGTCGCAAAATCCAACTGCTTGCTGACTGCCGACTGCCGCCCGCCCGTGCCCGCTTCCCCTGCTTGGATCATCAGGTAACAAACGCGATAGATCTCGTCGCGCAAATTCTGTAGATTGTCCGCCGCAATTTGATAAACCTTGCCCTCCGGCTCCGTCCATCCGAATCGATCGTCTTTTCCGAGCTGGATGTAATACGATTCCCCCACTACCTGCTTCCACTCCCGGTCCGAGTACACCACCGGCGAAGCGAACAGCCCCATTGTGAGTGCCCACGACAGAGCGTTCGACTTATTGAAGTGCTCCAGTTGCAGCGATGCCGATTTATTCATCAGCCACAGCCCGTCCGACACCTTTATCTCGAACACCGGCACTCGCCCCAGCGCCGCCAGCCCGTGTCGCCCCTCATCCACTAACTCAATCGGGCTCGATTCCCCTCGCTTTCGGTAAATCTGGTAGTTCTTTCGGTCGTAGTAGATCCACCGCGTTTCCTTTTCCCACTTCGCGTCCGATACCTGCGACTGTTGCAGGCACGAAGTCCGCAGCACGATCCAATCCAGTCCGCCTAGCCGATCGTGATTCCAATTGATGACCTCGTCCGGCGCGTAATCCGTCAGGTATGCCCGCGATTGCCCGCAGGCATCCTCCTCCGCGCGCGTTCGCGCCTCGCCGTCCGCCTTCGGAAAATCCACCACTACGTAGCTGCTTCCGCAAACCAGCGTCTCGACGAACCGCTGCCGGAAGAACTCGTTCAGGCTCGTCCCTTTGAGATCGCAGTCGTCTGCCAGTACCCCGTAAAAAGCCTGCGCCGCCGGATCGCTGCCGCCCAACAACAGCCCCGGCTGGCACCGCATTAGGGTCGCCGCGTACCAATCGATGATCGATCCGACGTAATTTTCGTAAAACACCCGCGCCAGTCGTTCCAGGTAGATATCCCCAGGCTCTTTGTGCCGCCGCACCAGGTATAACGACGCGTTCGTGTGTAACTGGTCGCCGCCGGCGTAGAGGTCCTTGTACTGCCGCCAGATCCCCTTCCGCGCCACATACTCGGGATGCTCCCGATTAATCGTTTCCATGTTATTGATCTCTTCGCCCTGCGCGTCCTATCCCAACCCCGGTATTCGCGTCGATTGCTCCCCGATCGGCAGCAAGGGCCGGCACTCGTACCAGACCAGGTACCCCAGCGCATCCGACGCGTGAGTTCTCATGCGATCCCGGTCTTTATCGATCTGGCCCGTGTCGCCCTTGTAACAAACCTGCTGGAAATCCATGATCAGTTCCTTGCACTTGGGATCGATCATGAGCCCGATATCGCCGTTGGCCGACTTCAGTTTCGTGTTTACCAGGTTGATTCGCTCTCGCACGCTTGGGTTGGACCTCGGAACGTTTAGCTTCATATCGATAAATGAGGCGACTTTGAATTCCTCTTCCAACATGTCGTAGTCCGACAGCCCCGATGTCTGTTGGGCGTACCCTGAAGCATCCCCGTAAACCTTCACTCCCGCCTCGTGTTTGGGAAAGCGTTTCAGGAACGCTTGGCATGCCTGCCGTGTCGTCGCCCGCCGCAGCACAATCTCATCCAGCACGCTGATCCGCCCGTCTTTGATCTGTACGATCACCGAACTCATCGGGTCCACATTGAAATCCAACGCCCACAGCAAGGGCTTGCGCGGCTGCAGAGTCAAGTCCATGAGATGCTCCTTTGGGTCGAAGGCGCTATAAACCCGGCTGGAATTTTGATTGAGATACTCCCCGAGCACTTCCTGCTGATAGAACGTCTCGTCGTAACTATCCCGCAGCCGAGTGTAAAAATCCGGGTCCCGCCTCAATAAGTGGCGGTTCTCTGCGACTTTCGCTAGAATCACCGCGACATCCGGAGCCGGTCTTGCAATGAACTTGCGGTATACCCAGTCGTATCCTTTGGGCGTCCACGCCGCGAGTCCGCAAACCCGCGACGCCTTCGGATCCCGCAATCGGCCTTCCAACCGTAGCCACGACTCCTCCTGCGTATAAGTCAGCTCATCCAGCCCGAACCACGCTAGATTCGTGCCCCGTAACCGTTCGAAATCGTCTACCGGCCGGAACAGGATCCGTGACCCCGTGTCGCTCATCGTCAGCGTATTCTCGGCCTTGTTATGCTCGTACGGAAGCTGATTCCCGTTGAGTATTTCGAACAACGTCGCCTGCGTCGCATCCCGCAGCATCGGATATGTCGGCGCGCCCAACAATCCGGTTCTACCGGGATTCAAATAGGTCAGCCGGATCGCCTCCTGGCACAGCGCCTGGCTCTTACCACTGCCGATCGGTCCCGAATAGCCTTTGTATCTCGCCGTGCAATCGTGGAATTTCTTCTGTGAGTCCAGAGGATCGTAAATTATGTCTCTGTGTCTGACGTCGCGTTCGGAGCCACCCATGTAACTTTGATCTCCCTGGCATCGTCTTCCAGCCCTAACTCCTGGCCCAGCTGCAGCAGTTTCACGTACTCCGCCACCGTGGGCTCGTAGTTCTGCCCCGCAATCTTCTTTTCAAACTGCTGGATAGCCCTTTCGATGAGTTCGTGAGCCCGAAATTTGTTCCGCATCTCACCCCAGTTTTCGCAGTCTTGGCAATTCCTGGGTGGACTCCCTTGCGAACGCCCCTTTTTCGCCATCCATGGCCCCCAAAATGGAAACGGCCCCGCATTTCTGCGGAGCCGCTCGATTTCTTTTACGCCCGTGAGACTAGCACTCACCCCGACAATTGCCGCCGTCGCAAACCCACTAACACCGTGAAAAAGAACAGAATATAGTTTTTACGAATCCGTGACCGCTGCCTTTTGTCTGTCTCGCTTCGCTCGCCGCCATGATTCCCCCGAACCGCCGCCACTAATAACACTGCCGCTCGGGGGGACTTTACCCCTCTGTGTCCTCTGCCACCTCTGTGTCCTCCGATTTTGGCTTTGGCTTTGTTTTGACGTTGTTTGTCTTATTCTCTGTGTCTCCGTGTCTCTGTGGCGAACAATCTTTCACTCTCCACCGTCAGCACCGTCCGCACCCCCTCCACCTCCGGCGCGAACAGCGACATCTGTTCCGGATCCCCAAACACCGCCTCGCAATCCTCCGCCGTAAACGCCCTCTCCAGCCGCGCCGCGAAAGTCTCCCGCAACACCCGTGCGTAATGATTCACGTCGTAGTCCCGCCGGTCCGGCGAATCCTCATCCACTACCGCACCCGCACCCGTCCTTGTCCGGTACACGCGCACCCGGTCCCCC